AATTTCTAACGCACGTTCGTCTCTTTCGTTGAGCCTTTCACCAGCACGTAAAAGTCGTACATCTGATCAGACTAACATCCGAGTAGATATGCCTCTTAAACGTACTGCTGCCGATGGTGTCTCTGAGACCGTCGAAGGTACGGCGATAGTTAAAATTCAAATCGTTGAGCCTGATATCATGACTGATACCGAGCGAGCCGATTTATGGGCCCAGGTTCAAGGTTTATCCACAGATGACTTAGTTAAAAGTTACCCTGTAGACCTTAACCCGGCGTATTAAGTGAAGAAAAATAGTCTAGATTTGATCAAGAAGATCATAGAACTAGCTACTCCACTTTTGCCACCCAGTGCCCGAGCCTTTGGATATGGCTTGGTCACTATTTTAACTTTGTGTAGCGGAATCCTTTTCGCTTCACCTTTACTGTACGTTTACGTACAATAAGGAATCGCCAATGTTTAAACCCCGTTTAAACTTTAATTCAGTACTCAGTACTGAAACCTCCACGGCTATGGCCATTTGTGAGAGTGTCGATACTCCGCTCGCTTTATCTCTTTGGATCGTTTTAAAATACGAGCAATGGGATGAAGTACTAAAGCGGAGTTGTGATCCTTTGGATTACAACGACACTCACTCTTTTCGCGATGACTATCTAATTTCGTCATTGCTAAAGAAGAGTCCTAATATACCTCTTGGTATTGATAGGAAACAAGTAGCTATTGACTCCTTCTGGGAGTCGGAGAAGACGTGCGCCACGTTCAATAAAAAGATTGCTTCAAACGAGTTCATTTTTGGTCTCTATGAGACAAAACGTGAACTTCATAAGATACTCGGTTCCTTAACAGGAAACGAACTTTCTTACGTTGAATCAAGCTTTCGATTTGGACCTGGCGCGCAAGCCTTTCAACGAGGCACCGGTAGTACAGCGGCTGACAAGTTTACCAAAAACATTGTTTTGACCACTGGGCTCATTCCGTTTTATCGAGCTATACTCGGTGAAGAATGGTGGAAACACCAAGCTTCTCCTGAGGTTGTTCGAGGAAATGAGTTTACCGTCGTTCCCAAGAACGCGAAAACAGACCGCGGAATATGTAAAGAACCTACACTCAACAGCTTCGTGCAGTTGGGCATTGGTTCGTTAATCCGCAGTAAGTTGAAGCGCAATGGCATCGACTTAAATGACCAGACCCGCAATCAAAAGTTCGCTAAGCGAGCTTATGATGAGGGTTTTGCCACTATAGATCTATCTAAGGCAAGCGACAGCGTGTCCAAAGGGCTTGTGGAGTATTTACTCCCTGCCCGTTGGTTTCACCTTGTCAATTGCTGTAGGTCTGCATCTACCCACATAGAGGGCCAATGGCACTCTCTTGAGAAATTCTCAAGCATGGGTAACGGATACACATTTGAATTGGAGTCAGTGCTATTCTTAGCCATGGCCCGTTCGGTTGTACCCAGAGATGAGTGGAGAAACATTTGTGTTTATGGCGACGATTTAATCGTGCCTAACGCTTATGCTTCCGATCTAGTCGATACCTTAAACTCGCTAGGGTTTGAGGTGAACACCGAGAAGAGTTACCTGGCAGGTAACTTCTTCGAGTCTTGCGGCGCTGACTTTTTTAAAGGTCAGCCCGTACGTCCTTTCTATTTGAGAAAAGACGCGCTGAACGACAACGGTATACCTCAAAGTTTGCAAATTGCAAACGCTTTGAGGATGTACTCGCGCCGTATCATGCACGATGCTTTCTGCGATAGACGGTTTTTCTTCGTTTGGGTTTCCCTTGTAAAAAAGGTCCCCCGCGCTTGGAAAAACTGCCGTGGCCCTGTCGATTTCGGAGACACAGTGTTGCTTTCATCTTCCGATGAAGCTCCGTTTGTGTCTCCTAGACATGGTCACGAAGGACGGATTGTCCAGCATATTTCTTTATCCGTACGTAAGCGGTTAGTTACCGACTACGGGATAAGCTTTGTGCTATTACAATCTGCGGGCAATTCCGAGAATCCGACCTATGGGAAACTTCCCATATCTCGTCTCTTCGGACGTCCGAAAACTAGTAGGTCCCTTGTTAAATCCTGGGATCATGGTCTTTGTTGGGGCCAGAACTTGGCACTTTTGCCGGTCCTACCTTAACATACTTACCATCCGATACTAAATAATCG